AGCCTGTGCTTCAGCCTGTATGACCTGAGCCTGACTAGTTATTGGTGGTGTAACACTAGCAGCCGGTGGAGGAGTAATAGGTGCAGCAGCAGGCGCAGGTGTTACTACAGGTGGTGGAGTAACCGGTGCCGGAGTTAGAGTTGGTGGAAGTGGTTCTAAGTCATCGTCGATAATTGTTTTTGCAAATTTAGCCATTGTTATTTCCTTTATTATTAGGCTGCAAACATTATTTTTAACATACTTATGGAATCTAATAACCCTTCGGCTGTTCTTACGCCATTATTCGCCGGTGCTGATCCATTTCCACCTGAACGCGCTTGTGGTTGACCACCACTTGATGCTTTAGGACTCGATGAAGCTCCCGTTGGTGCTTCCGGTGCTTCAGGTGTAGCAGTAAGAGGAACTTTTACTTTTGGAACAATATTCAAACTAGCAACGGATGCTTGTTGCTGTGGTGGTTGAGGTTCACTCGTGGCAACTCTTTGTGAAGATTGTGGTCTCTCAGCCATTTGACTAGAAGGTGCTTCAATGTGCATGTGATTAAAGTGTCCAGGCGCGCGCCATATAACATTATAACCTGATGCTCTTGCATTTGCAGCAATCTGGTCAAACTTAGGGCCCCATACAGGATCATCTGCTTCAACCATTCCCGGTGGTCCATTAACGTCAATGGCTCTACCTTCATAATGTCCTCTGCCTTGATGCACTGGCTTAACGCCGCCAAATGCCGGATTTTCAGAAACATTCACCCCTTGACCTTGAAGAGACTTACCTAAAGCAACAATGTCACCGGAAGGAAGACTTCCAGAACTGCCGGTGGTAGATCCTTCAGCATAAGATTTATCTGTCTCTATACCTTTAAACATTTTTTGAGCAGAAACAATTCTACCTGAACTATTTCCTTGCATACCCGCCAAAGATCTTTCATAGGTAGCATCAATTATCTGCGCAGCATGTCCGGGTGTTGTAGCCTTACGAAGTAGATCACCGGCTCTTTTTTCTGTGTTATTTAATTCCCAGTTAACAAAATCAAGTTGTTCATTGAAATTTGCTTCTCTTATATCTTTACCGAAAGCTTTATAGAAGTTTGCTTGTCTATCAGGATGCCACTGTGCAATACCATATGCTTTACCACCGTCACCGACTGCATTGGTTCTAAAATTAGATTCAGCTTCTAAGTTGGATACAATACCCACAGCTTGTTCTTTTGTCCAACCTTTTGCTACAAAGAAATCAAATGCTTCTTTTGCACTGCCTTTCATTGCAACACCTGGTCCATTATATTCTGGTATATTACCACCAGCACCGCCAGTACCATCCGTGTTAACAATTGCGCCAAGACTAGCAGTCAATGAACCTTTAATTGTTAATTTTGTTACTTTAATAAACATTTCTTTGGCAGAATAACCAATAGAATCGGCTCTATAATTCACACCTTCAAATGTATATTTCTTATCTTTTCCAGTGCCTTCACCCTTGCCTTCACCAGTTAGCTTATCATAGCCAGACTTACCAGCAAAAGCACCGACGCCCCCGCCAACAATAGCCCCAATAAACGCACCAACTGGTACAGTTATTGGAGCAGCCGGCCCGCCTAAAAGTCCGATGAGTCCACCGATCTCTGCGCCAGCAAAACCACCGGCTATGGCACCAGCACCAGTACTTACAGCTCTACCGGCATTTCCGCTGTCAGCATATTCCATACCGCCTTCAATTAGACCACCTAATATTGGTATTCGTTTGCCAACGGTTTTACCCAACACTTTAGCACTTTTAAGAATACCATTTGCACTCTTTGTTGTTCGCGCACTCTTACCTAAACCTTTTCTACCACCGGCTTTAGCTGCTTTAGCTCGTGCTCTAGCTCCTTTTGGTTTTCCTTTTTTACCAACATCAAGTAAATCTGATAAGTCAAAGCCATCACCACCCATACCGCCGTCTTTAATTGCTTTAAGAATTTCGGTAAGGATTGCGTTCTGCTGTGATTGAACTTCAATTGAAACTGTAAGAATAGAATTGGTTTCGGCAACCGCCGATGATAAACCAGTTACCGAAGTAGTTACTGGAGACTGCTTGTCTTTCGTCGCTGTTCTGAATTTGTTTCCTGCGTATGCATTAGGGAAAGCATTTTTAAGAGCGTCTTTGGTAACTGTTGGTTTTACTTCAGTTTCTTTTTCATCCGAACCACCGTTGCCGTTGCCTTTACCTAAAGCATTTTTAGCAGCGACTTTACCTGTTTTACCTATGATACTCATCGATTAACTCCCAAAGTCAAGATTGAATATCTTCTTGCCTTTTTCAAATAGATAATCAAATGCTTTATGTGTACTACTTGGAGCCAATGGCTGATCTTTATTAACCGGATTTGATGATTCTGAATTTCCTTGATTCTTTGGTCCTTCTGGATATAAACTATCGCCGGAAGGTTCAGCAAAAGCTCCGGGTGCTGCAGCTTCTTGTCCGTACTCTACTCCCTTTAAACTTTTTGCAAGATTACGGCCTGTTAATCTTGCTCCAGATTGCACTAACGAAGCTCCGGCGTCCATTGCTTTATCTTGAGTTTGTATTTTACCCAATTCACCTATTTCACCGGGTCTTCTTGCAGAATCTTCATCATCAATGCCCTGCATACGGACAGCGCCTTGTCTCTTTCTTTCTTCCTCTGCTCTCTGTCTACTTGCATCGCCTCTAAGTCTTGCACCAACTTGGTCACCGGCAAGTTCACGCTGAGAAGAATCTTCTTTACGGCCACTCTGTGACAGTGTTTCTGGGTCTTCACGTTCAGCGGATACTTGAGCTAACGGATCACCTGAACCATAAGGGTTACTAGATGCGCCAATGCTACCTGCCGGTGCCTGATCAACTTTAGCAGCACTGGCGACAGTCTTTTTAATCTGTGGTGGTGAAGCAGTTAATTCTTTCTTTCGTTGAGCTTCTGCAGCCCAATATATTGACTGACTATTCTCACCTCTATTTTCTCTGGCTGTAGCCTCTTCAAACATAGCCCGAGATTGTGAATGACGATCCCACTTTGGATCATCAACCATTACTGTTCTTGTAGCAGGCGCAGTTTTTTGTTTAGCTGGTGTTGCAGCTGGGGCATCTGTTTTAAACTGTGACATTCCAGGAGTGCCAAGATCACCCATAGCAGTGGAAGCGGGCCCGTTCTTCTCAATTTCTTGAGTTTTGGCCAACATTGCTTTCTTTTCTTCATCTGACTGACCAAATAAAGTATCCATTAAAGTTTTTCTTGGTACTAGCTTGCCTGCGCCTGTATCAGGTACTTGTGCAATAACATCACCGTTTTGATCTTTTACATCTTTAAGTGGTGCATTAGGTCCAGCGACAGGTGGTTTGGATACAGGAGCTACATCTGCAGCAGCTGTAGTGCCACTATTACCGCCACCGCCCGGTGCAGCAGGCGGGCCACCACCGGGAGCACCACCGGGAGCGCCGGCCGCTCCTGCTGCGCCGGCAGGAGCACCACCGGTTGAACTATTACCGCCAGAAGAACTTGTTGATGAAGTACTGCTACTACTGCTTGAAGAAGATGATGCTGTTCCAGATGCACTTTGTTTAGAATCATTTACAATTTTTTCTGCGTCAATTGTAAGTTCACCAACAGTAAATGTTAAAAGATCACTGTTATAAAGAATTTCCTTTGCATCAATATTAAGATAATCTTTATCTTCTTTATCGTCACCGCGCGTTTGTGCTTCTTTAATAGCAGATGATTGTTGCTGTGGTGGTTGTGGTTGTGGTGGTTGTTTCTTTGGGTCTTCATCTTCTTCATCATCATTATTACCGCTACCACCCATAAGATAACCGGCAATTCCGCCTACAGCTAATCCACCGACGCCAAGCGCTAAACTTCCAAGTAATCCACCAATTCCGCCGCCTTTACCGCCTGAGCCACCGCCACTCTTTATATTATTAGCAATCTCTGATAATAGCGTTATTGATCTCTGCTGCGCTGACAGCTGCTGTCTAATGAGAGCACTGTTTTCTCTCATTAGACCTGAAATAGCATTAATATTAGTTCTTAATTCTTGCGTATCTCTTTTATATTCTTGAGCTTCTTTATCTGTCTGATCTTTTTGGCGACCAGCAGATCTTTGCTTCTCTCTTGGCTCTTCATATGTCTTAGGGAAAGCCTTCTCTAACGTTTCCTTTGATTTCTTGCCAGGAACATCTGGAGCAACTTGTGGATAAGATTCATTTATTATTCTATTGAGCTTATCACCAGCATAAATGCCTTCGGAATCCGTAATACGACCTTGATCGTCACGGTACCAATCCTTACCAAGCCACTCAATTACAAATATGTGGTTGAGCTTGTTTAATTTTCTTTTTTTAGCCACTTATCTGCCTGTTGATTGTTTATCTTCTAGTTCGCGAAGATAGTTGGTTAACAATTCACAATATATGTCCCTCTCAAATATAATCCAACCTTCTATTTCACTAATAGAATATTTATGATGCTGAGCCAAAGCAAAATTAGTCTGATAATAGTTCTCTAGTGTATTATGACTCAGCGCAACGTAAAAAAATCGGATAGAGTTTTCATTTCAATGATCTTGTCTTCACCACTTGCATTCTTATATTCTAGCTTATAGTAAAGAGTAGGAAGATTAGTCATGAATACTCTGACTTTCTCAAAGCTCTTAATATCCATTAGTTCAATGAACTCAAGCAGATCATCTTCATTAAAATCTTTAGCCTGATAGACATTATCACCATCATAGATCTGATCAATACAACGAATGACTAGTCTATAGAATGTCTCTTCACCTTCTGACTTTAGAAAGATCTTGTCGTCATAGATCTCAGCATCTGGATACTTCATTACAAGGCCAGATGTTGGTGTAACTTCAATCTTCTCTTCAACTTTCTCTGGATACTTAATTTCAATCTTATTCAGATCAACGTCAAAGTCATAGATCTGTTCATCGTCGAGGTCTCTATATGAAACTTTAATCTCATCACCGATAGAAGTACCTCTTAGTTTAACGAATACGTATTCAAGAGCAAACAAAGGAAGCTTATCAACATTGAAGTTATCATCCAATGAGCAGTTATTCACAACTTGTTTGATTGCTTGAAGAATGTCTGTGGTATCTTTAGATACTTTGGCCATTAATAGCAACTTTTCTTCACGCACAAGCATTGGACGGAAGTTAGCTGGTTTATTTAATGGAGGAACTTCAATAGAGATTGTAGGATAATTAAGTTTAGGGAGCATGATATACCTCAATTAGTTTGTTGTTGGAACTGCCATTTGTGTAGAAATAACAGGAACATTTTGTGGAGTCATTAATACAGAATTACCACCTTCAAGAGCCCATTCTCTGAATGTAACATTTGTAGTGATCTTCATAAGTTGATTATTATCAGCCCAACCAACGGAGATATCATTGATTGAAGTTGGGAATGCTTTATATAATACGTACTGCATTGCAATAAAGCCGTTGTTATCATAAACATTAATGACAATGGTAGCTGCATAGTTGTCTTTATATTCTGTGGTATAGAAAGGTCTAGGCATACCACCTGCAGTTCTACCTGTAGCAGTGGTACTGTTTGTTACTTGACCGTTGATAGCGAAGATATAGTTAATCCAGCTGTACCAAAAGTTATAGGCTGCACCAAACTTATCACAAGTAAATGATAGTGAGACGTCGGTATAGTTACCGCCGTATGGCATCTTTTCTTGAACACCAAGACCAAAGCGGTTAACGTCAGAGCTCTTTAATGTTAGTCCAGGTAGAGAAGCTGATACACAGCGGTATGAAAGATCTCTTGCTACGTCTCTTGTTGCAACAGTGCCAGAAGTAAAGTTTGACATAAAACTAGCGCCAAGTTTAGCACTTTCAAAATAGATACGAACGTCGTACTTGTTATTCTGAAGGTGACCTCTGTATTCCGTTAAAGCTTTAAATACGCCTACATTAAATGCCATTTTATCTAACCATTGCTTGTGAGTCTTTATAGACCTGTGTTCTACTAGCGCCGACAAAACGATCAGTTGGTAGCATCATAGCAATGTTCCACTCATCAGGTGCTATATAGACAAATGGACT